TACCTTAATTTCCCGTCCTAGTGCTAATGGATTAGTTATCTTGGTAAAGTGCGGGCATTTCTCACATACGCCGGGGTTTGTTTCGTCAATCTTATAGCAGGAATACGGACCTTTTATAGCGTGCCATTTCTGATTGTGGCGGTCTGTATCGTATGGGTGCATGGCTGATAATGCCAAGCCTGCTTCTTGTCCGTCTTCGCACGATTTAGCTATGCTGAGGATGGAGCGCCACAAAGGTTCCATTCCGTCTTCCGTAGCATGATCTTTGTAATACTGAATCTGAGCACACTTCGGTTCGATAGTTTTAAAGAACGTAATACTGTTTTCCATTAGCTTTACACTATTGGCGTTTGGCGCTAGTTTCGGGCGTTTTCCGGGGATGTTCAGAAGCTCATATGCTGAGCCACTCATTTTTTCTTTAAGTAGCGCCTCAATAACAGCAAAATCAAAAGTCTTGGGGCTAGACTCCACCATGATCTTAACTTTGCGTGGTTTCTCTTGCTTGTAGTTATTGGTATCAGGCACCCGCAATACACGGGCGGCATCGCCAGTAACCATAGAATCAATCTTAAAGCCTTCTTTCTTGCAAAGCCGTTTTAGATTCTCTGCAACAGGTTTCCAAACATCGACATCTACTTCTTCAGTAAAAGCCCAATACACATGCAAACCACCACCGCTAGAAACAATCCAAGGGGTGCCTAGAGAAGCTAAACCGGTTGTACTAAGGAACGAGTCTAGGGCATTGGCTGCTTCGGTTTTGGTGGGGTAATCTTTGCCTTTACCACAATCAATATCCAAGAACAAAGACTTAATTTTTGATACATTTTCGGCTAAGCGTTTTCCATCTTCCTTAAAGGTTGCTAGAGCATAGAACGCATTTAATCCTTGACCGCTAAAGTCAACTGCATTGTTATATAACTCGTCAATAGAATCGACGAATACGTGTTTTTTATAGTCTGTGCTAAGTTCGCAGGCGCAATATTTACCCGAAGAAGGAAGCACAGTCGCTAGGAATTCCTGCGACGTCATGTGAGCCTTTCAAGTTAATAGTAGTAATGCGTTTTGCTTGCTAGCCGTTTAATTAATTCAAGTTGCCAAGACTTACTTAAATCGTTGGTATGCGCTTTTTCTTCTGCAAATCGTATTAATTCTGCATCGGATAGATTACTTGGTACAAATGGGTCTTCGATTAATTCTTCGCGCATTTTCTTAGTGCCTCTTCTGAAGTTGAACTTGCTTGTAATATATTAAGCAACGATTGGACTCTATCACGATATGCGGGGGTTACTTCCCTCCCGCTAAACCAATTGTATACAGTCTGCCTTGTTGCCCCTGTGAATTTTGATACTTGTATTACTGGAAAATCTAATTGAATCGCCCAACGCCCAAGCAAATTACCTAATGTCTTAGGCGCTTTAGATGTTGCGGCTCTTATAGTATCTGAGTATGGCATTTTTATTCTCTTAAAAGGGCGGGGTACTTATCAAAGTTTGTAGTATTGCGAAGTTTGATGACCTTTTCCCGTGGTTTATCGCAATCATTGACTTTCCCCCTTAAGCTAATTACAAAACGTGTTGCAGTTTCCGTAGTTGTCACAGCAGGTTGTACAAAACACAATCCTGCCCCCTTGAGAGATAGTTTGTGAAGTACAAGCCGCATAACTCACGGTTGTTATCAAACACAACCACAAACCTATTAGTAGCTTATTCATCGTCCCACTCCTCAACCGTAGCGGCTAGGTTACTGGCTTTCTTTTGTGGAACTGCGTTGGCTTTTACTGCCGGTTTGCGCTTTTCAGGTTCATCAACTTCTTCTTCACTTGCTTTAGGCTTCTCAAGCTTTAATGCCGAATCTGCTTTTGGTACGCTCATTGTTACAGCCCGTTTAGCTTCGGGTGTCTGACCCTTTTCAACAGCAACGGCGTACTCATCATCTTCTAACCAACGAACTGGTTGGAAAAATAACTTAGGAACTGCCGCCTTAGTATCGAAACGCAATCGAGTAATCAAAGTTTCAGGGTTAATGTTCTGCGCCGCTAAGTAGCGAGCATATGCTTGTAGTGGGCGTTTGTCGCCCTCTTCTTTACCAAAGAGTGAAGTAGCCGCTAGATTTAACTGCATTACATCACCTTGAATGTCGTTAGCTAACACAACTGCAAGACGCTGACTGAAACGGCATGCCTTGGATTCACCTTGACCCGAACCTTTTACGTTCTGTGGGCATGATGCGCAGTTTGAAGCTTGTGGCTCGTCAATAGACGCATCAGGTTTTTCCCCATCAGCAGACCAACAATCAGGTGCTTTTGTTGCGCCTTCTTCGTATGTGCCTGCATAAAACGTACGGCTGATTTTAGGTGCCGCATTAACAATAACAACATCAAGATGGCGGTCGTCAATAGAAGTAATTTCCTTACCATCAGACATCAAACGGAATACTCCGCCTTTAATTGAAATACGTTTACCACCGCCACCTACTCCGCCACCTGCAAGGCTTTTGGCTAGTGTTGATAATTCTGCTTTCTTAGCAAAAGCAGGGGTTTGTGCAGGATTAAATTTGGCTATTTCGCCCATGATTTCCTCATTTAGTTGGTTTGCGAACCGATACTGTGTACTCCGACATAGAATTTAACCCCGCCGGTACGCTTCCGGGATTCTCTTCCAAAAACATAGACATATTCTTTTGCGATATTCTGCGTTCAAATAAGTCCAATGCATCATGCTCCATGGCAAACTGTTTAAATGAATCCCAGTCGTCCGTGTAATACCTCGTTCTTTGCCCTAAGATAATAGTGCCTTCATTAGTTTTGGCGGTGCTTGTTCCAAGAGCCATCATTTGATCTTTCATGGCGCTTTTAATTTCTTCTTGCTTTAGCTTTAATTCTTCGAGTTGCGTTTCGTACTCGGTCGTTAACTCTTGAATCTTGGCGTATATTTTTCTATATACTTTTGCTAGTTTATCTAGCGGTATTTGTTCGTTTTCCATACATCCTCCTGTAAAAGATTTTACAACAATAAAGGTGCGTTTACAACCGACATAGGGTTTTCCTTATACGGTTAATTCTTCTTTGTACAAATCAAGAAGAATATTGTGTCCTTCTACACGCTTCTCTAGTTGCGAAAACATTTTCTTTTCTAAATCACTACCCTGTAAGTGTATCACCGTTACGCTTGTAGAGTCTTGCCCAATTCGATCGGCACGAGCAATACATTGTAAGTAGGTTTCAACAGACATTACTGGTCCATAAAACACAACTGTATCTGCAGCAGTTAGTGTAACACCATGTGATGCAGCTTGTGGTTGAATTACTAAAACCCTAGGATTATCAATAGTTTGGAAGCGTTTAAATATGTCTGTGCGTTTGTTTACGCCGACGTCGCCGTGCACTACTTCGGCTTTAATATTATGTTTTAATAAGTGTAAATGTATCGCTTCTATGCTGTGTCTAAACGGTGCAAAAATAATTACTTTACGGCTTGTTTCTTCTAGAACTTCTAACAAAACATTTAGTCGTGGTGCGCAATCAAACTCAACAACTTCATGCTCATCTGTATAAGCCGCACCTGCACTAATCTGAAGTAGTTTGCTTACACCTGCCGCGGCGTTTACTGCAGTAATTGTTTCACCCGCCGCTTGCACTAGCATGCGTTCCTTAAGCATCCTGTAATATTTAACCTGTTGTGCTGTCAAAGGCACTTCACGTGTTTCAGTTAATACTGGTGGTAAGTCTGTACATTCTTCTTTTGTGTAACGTATTGCAGGCTGTAGTGCATCGAATACTGCTTCAGCCGCACCTGATTTTGCAACCCATTTAAACTTGGTAAGTTTCTTCATAACCTTATCACGCCAAGCAGTAGCAAATTTAGGCACGCCGTTAGGGTTAACTAATTTAGCTAAACCGTATGCATCCATAGGCGATTGAGCCGAAGGTGTGCCCGTCATCATCCACAACATTGTGTCAGGTTTAAGAATTTTATTTAAGGACTTCCAACGTTTTGTAGAAGAGTTTTTATATGCGTTTGCTTCGTCAACAATAACTAGATCAAACCTACCATCAGAAATAACTTCATCCGCAATAAGATTTAAACCATCATAGTTAACAATTACAAACTCGTAATCACCCTGAACCATTTCAATGCGTCTTGTTGCTTGGTTGTGGTGCGCCGCAATTGCTGAACGATGAATAACAGACTTACTAATACTACTCATCCAAGCATCATGCATGATTGATAGGGGGCATAAAACTAAGCACCGTCTTACTTGTTTTAAACTCATTAAATAATCGGCAGCCCATAACGCAGATAAAGTTTTACCAGTTCCGGGGTCGTTAAATACAAAGGCTCTGCGGTTCATTGTTAAAAAAGATGCAGTATCAATTTGATGTGCGAACGGTTTATGACGACCGGGCCAGTTGTATCTAGCAGTAATCGGTGATGGTGGGTTTTTAACACCTAGGTTGCGGAGCACCCGCATTTCATCTAGCCCCCAGTACACCGCTACTTCATATGAGCCGTTGTCTTCGCTGACAATTTTACTGCGGGGGATTATGCTGTATTTGTCAGGGTTGCGTGTTTTAAACAGCAACGCTTTGTTTTCTATAATTTGCATTATTCAATGATCCTATACACGGTTGCGTAATCGTCGATAAGTCTATGTTGTTCTATTCTGTTAGCGTTTCTTAAGCGTAATGATATTAACGACCAAAAGGGGTCATCTTTAAATTCTTTTTCGTTAACCCATTTTCCACCCCAACGAACAGCCCACAAATCTTCTAATGTAGATATGGGCGCTTGCATAGCCTCGCTATTTAAATCTTCTTTTTTAACACCACCTAAACTATGAGGGGGCATTATATTTGTTGGATATGGATTTGCTATTGTTATTTGATCAAGCATTCGTTGTTTTTCTATGGCTTTAGCCATCGCCTCGTCTGATATTCCCATTATTTAATTGATCCATCTGATTTGCGTTTGTATGAACGGTTCTTGCTTGCGGGTACTGCTTTTAAATTTGACCTTGTAGTTGTACCGCCTTTACTCAATGGCTTCTTGTGGTCAACGTCCATGCCGTCGCCTTTATGCACTACACCTTCACGCATTAACATGCGCCTTGCTTTGTTGCGCTGTGCTCGCTTCTTCTTGACCATTTCTGTGCCGTCGTATGTTGCGTATTCTTTTTTGTAGTCTCTTTTGTATGCCATAATTTTCTTTCAATGCTTAGGGTTAAATTCACAACTTTTTACTTGACACCAACCGCATAGTGGTGTTTGAGTGGGGTTCCAAATGTTATTTTCGTGGGATGCGACTAATTTAGCAACACGTTCACGATATAGTTGCCAATGTAGGTCTTTCTGATCAACGGTCATCAT